TGGTGCTGGTGCTGGTGCTGGTGCTGGTGCTGGTGCTGGTGCTGGTGCTGCAGTAGGCTGTAAACCTTGTGAATATACATTAGGAGGAAATGTTAAGAAGTCAATGAAAGCTAAAGAGGTAGAAAAATTAGCAACAAAATGCAAAATTGATTTGACTAAATTTAAAACTATCAAAGAGAGATGCGACCAAATCCAAATAGTGTTAAGTGGAAGTGGAAGTGGAAGTGGAAGTGGAAGTGGAAGTGGAAGTGATCGTTGCAATAAAGATAAATCCTGTAAAACAGGATTTGTTTGTAATGTAGATTCAGATAAATGTATAAGTAATGATATGGCGAACAAATATATAAGTAATGGAACTCACGAGCAACTAAATTACAACGGTAAGACAATTATTGGAAGTGCATTGGCAATAAGTAAACTCAAAAAATCATTAAAACTAAACTCAACTCCTTCTCCTTCTCCTCAGGCGGTAACACAAACGCCTACTCCTTCTCCTTTTCCTCAGGCGGTAACACAAACGCCTTCTCCTCAGGTACAACCTGCTACAGAAAGAGCTGAAATAAAAGATGTAGAAAGAGTTTTATCAAATATAAAAATAGGGCAAAGAGTTAATATTTCTGGATTGGATCCAGCACAGCAGGAGATTCTCAAATGTTTAGGATTAGTTTCAGTCTAATTGTTTTTATACCAAAGGTATAAAAATTTATTGATATAATACATGTTCTACAAAATTCGAAAGACTAGTATCGTCTGTATATTCACACAGAGATAATGCATTCTCTTCAACGAACTTTTGCAATTCTCTCTTAATTATAAGAACAGTGTTTCTGAAATATTCTTGTTCTATCTCTTCATTTTCTTTTTCTTTTTCTTTTTCATACGAGAAGTCAATTTCTAAATCTTCAACAAGACTATCAGTATTATTCGATTCTTTACGAGCAAGCTCGAGTTTTGCTTTCTTTCCCATTTATTTATTCTTTTATTTTCTTAAGTTAATTTAAATAGTCTTCAGGTTCGTTTAAATATTCATCAATATGTTTTGACGAGAAGTGGTAAATAAGACTACTAAAGTCATTAAACAAAACATTAGATTCTATTTGGACTTTGGACTTTGGATATCTTGATTTTATTATATTTTGAGTGAGGAGATACATCTGTATTAGATATAGTTCATAGGCTGTGTGCCACACATGACGATTACTTTTCCCTGGACTCCTGTGAGGAATGTACTTATCATATGAGATAATTCTCGTGAAATTATTAGGAATTGTGGTTGCAAATTGTTCTTCTGACATTGTTGAAAGGGTATTAAACTTTATCTTCTAATCGTTTTTTTTTAAATCTATTTCAAGTTCTTGTAACTCTTCTGCTATCTCGGCATCTAAATCTTCATCAGAAGAATATTCTTCCTCTTGGTCATCCTCTTCTTCGTCTTCCTCCTCATCTTCTTCATCCTCTTCTGAGATATAGAAATCAATTTTGGGTCTACTTGATCTTTGTTGTAAAACTGGTACAGGGGTCTTTAGAGGAGGTTGTGTATGAACTTTTTTCTGAGATGGTTTATTAAGTTTCTTTGAAGAATGTTGTTTAGAAAGTGTCATATTGTTTATTGTTTCAATAAGTTTCCCTATTATCTGTTCATGTTTTTGGATCAACTCTTCTTGCTCTTGAAGACGTTGTTCAACATCTTCAATGTAAGAAGTTAGTTTTTTGTTCTTTTTTGAGAAATGTATAACCAACCCAAATATAACAACTGCTTCACATACAATATGGATTATTTGCTTATTTTCTAATATCTTTGACATTTTTATAATTTATAATTTGTAGTTTGGTTTTAAATAGGCTTAAAACCAAACTACAAATTATAAATTATAAAAATGTCATTTAGAATGAGATACAGAATTGTAGAAAAAGTAAGTGAAGTAGACGTCAATACAGTACAAACTAAGTTAGTTGAAGAGAAAGTTGAAGAGAAAGTTGAAGAGAAAGTTGAAGAGAAAGTTGATTTGTATAAAATATATTTACCAACTAAGAAACCAGTTGAAACACATACTTCTTCAAAATATTTTGAAGAAAAATTGTCAGTAAATGGTGTTCAAGGTCCACAAGGACTTCCAGGTATGAATGGTGTTCAAGGTCCACAAGGACTTCCAGGTATGAATGGTGTTCAAGGTCCACAAGGACTTCCAGGTATGAATGGTGTTCAAGGTCCACAAGGACTTCCAGGTATGAATGGAAAAAAGTCTATTCTTTTTAATAGCAGCATTATAGTTTCAAGCAATGAAACTTCTCAACACATTGTTACTATTCCTTATGATGGAACTATCTACACTCTTGAAAATATTTCATTCGTTGTATCTGGAACCGGACCGATTAAATTTGAAGTTAGAGATGTTATTAACAATGTATTTATCGGAAAATTAGAAAGTGATAATGTAAATACAAATTCTGTATTACAATTTAATAATTTTATTAATTTAGTAAACGAACTAACATCCATATCTGTATATGCTACTTCTGGAATTTCAAACAAAGTCAAAGTCCAAGCTATCGAATTCGTTATGTAATAACGAATGTCTTAATATTAATAAATATTAAGACTATACCATATCGTATTCTTCGTGACAGAAACAAGAGCAATTTATTAATGTATCAACACAATGACAATGTGAATAAAGACCAAGTTCCAAATCAATTGAAGAAAGTGGGGGGGTATTAAGAGCATCCTTAATCATTTGATACCTCTCTCCGTCTAAAGTCTCTCGAAGAACTCTATACGGAGAAATATCTACTCCAGATAGAACTGCTCTCATAATTGGTAGAGATAATCCGGAAATGAGAACAGTTCCATTATCTTCAACTGATACTGGAAAAACGGTTGAATCTCCATTCACATTCCAAAAGATAATCTTCGGGCGTATATACCCAGCATTTATATACTTCTCGTCTATCATTTGTAAGTCGGTCTTATTCGAACTCTCAACTTTATCAAACTGCATATCGGAAATAATAAACAACTTCTTCGGTATATATTCTTGTGTAAGATGGTTAGTCAAAGCCTCGTTGAGAATCAAATTGAAAGTCTCCTCGAGATTAGTATTTCCTTCACAATGAATATTCTTCATTTGAGAGTATCTAGTGAACAAAGACCCCTCTCTGATCTGTACGAACTTTGGGTTTGTGTGAAAGGTGATGACGTTATTACAAAAAGGTCCTTGTGTTTTATTAGACATAATGAGACCGAGAGCAATAGACACATCCATACATATACTTCTTGAAGTATCTACAACAATAAGAGTATCACGTAGAGACCCGGTTTCAGTAACATACTCATCCAACACCCTCCATCTTTTTTGGCAAACATCGTCTACATATCCCTTCATACGAATATCCTTAATAAGTTCGTGTGGGTTAAGTTTATTCTCATTTACCTCTTTTGTAACCAACTTACTCTTATAAGTGCTGAAGAAACCTAAGGGATGTTTCTTAAAAGCATTCTTCAATCTCTTCATCGCACAAGAGGGAATATTACAATAGTTTATTTTATCCCATCTTCCAGATGTCATATAACTCTCTACAATATCAATATAGTTACGAAGAGGGGTTATGTATTCTGTGCGATAGACCTTTGGTGTCGCTTGCAACGATCCAGATAAAACTCTCACGAGAGAGTAGAGCTTATCAAGTTTTGAGTTCTCTGAAGGAGCCCACTTTGCACAAAGAGATACAGGGAGACCTTCAAGCATATTCTGGCGATCTTTGATAAGTTGGGAAGTGAAGATTCTAATTACCTCTTGTTGGTTATCAACAACTTTATCGGTATTTATTTGAGATACAACAGGGATGAAGTATAGAAGATCATCCCAACGACCATATTCTGGAATGAGAGATAGAATCTTACTAGATTGCTCTGGGTAGTTAATGAAAAGCCAGAGAAGTGATTTCCGTCCCAGACTACGCTCACCCTTTCCTCCTCTACAGTCACGAATATAAAATGCAAGAAGAAAAGTATCTACGATATCCTCTGATGCAGACTTAGTCAAATACTCGTGAAGACTAAGAGTATCCAAATCCCTTACTGATTTGAAAAACAAAGACATACGACCATCTGTTGCAGTAAGAGAGTTAATTTCTGTTGAAAAATTTGTTGTCATTTTTTCTATATTTTAGTTTCATTTTCTTAAATTTGAATTTTAATTATATTTACAAAAATATAATTAAGAAAATAATTTTTTAATCCCTTCGAATTTCTCTTGAATCACATTAAACTTGGCTTCTAACTCATCGTATTCCTTTTTCTTTTTATCTAACTTCTTTTCTAGTTCATTTATTTTTTTATTATGAGTCTTGTTTTGTAATATTGAAACTGTATACAGTTTTTCTACAAACTCTTCAGTCAGAAAATTAATCTCTTTATTTATATATAACTTTGCTTCTTCTGCTTCTTCTTCTGCTTCTTCTTCTGCTTCTTCTTCTGCTTCATCATCTTCTTCTGCTTCTGCTTCTGCTTCTGCTTCTGCTTCTGCTTCTGCTTCTGCTTCTGCTTCTGCTTCTTCTTCATCTTCTTCTGCTTCATCATCTTCTTCTGCTTCTGCTTCATCATCTTCTTCTGCTTCATCATCTTCTTCTGCTTCTGCTTCATCATCTTCTTCTGCTTCTGCTTCATCATCTTCTTCAACCTTTTTCTCTTCTTCAATAGAATCTTGTTCACTTCCTTCTTCAGATTCTTCTTCAACTAAATCCTTGTCATATTTAAATCTCCAACTAGCACATAAATCAAGAGCTAGTTCATCTAAAGAAATTAATTTATTATTTTCATAACGACCTATAACAACCTTTTCAGTTGAAGATTTAAATACAAGAGTTGATTCGGGATGCCATAGAGTATCTAACTCTTTTAGTTTTTTAAGAACAATTTTCTTTTTTCGTGAGTTCATTTTATACAATCATAAACGTTTTTAAGTTAAATAAATTAATCACTGACAGAGTTTTTGTCCTTGTATCTTATAGTTTTTGATCCCTTCCTATCAGGTCTATTAAGAGATCTAGTAGACCTACTGTTGACAGTTTGTTGTTTAGAAGAAGGAGAAGAAGAATATTTGTATTTTCCAGATGCTGTATTTTTTTGAGTAGCTATGTACTGTTTTAAAACTAATTTTTCACTACGCGTTACAACTTTTTTCAGACGAACTCGAAGTTCTTCTGAAAATTTTTCTACAAGTTTATCAATTTCGGAATCAATATCAAACGTATTCATTTTAATTATTTTTTTTAGTCTTTATATATATTAGTTGTAAATAAGAAAGGCAGTAACATTTCTTATTTATATTTCTTGTAATACAACTTTTTGTATTACAAAACTACTACATTATCGCAATTGAAAGAGCAACAACTTTCCGTTACCTGACACTCTACATTGTTATCACTTAACATTTTAACTATCTCTTCAGATGTAGAAGGAACTTCAGTTGAAATGTATAATTCGATCATTTATATACATATTTTATTTCTTTATAACTCATACACAAAGTTTAAACTAAACTGTGTTATGATTGTAGTTTAAATCATCTTTAAATTTGAATTTTTAAATCATCTTTCAATATAAAATTTAAAGATGAACATTTTCTTCCTTCATATGACTACAAGAATATGCGCTCTCTACCATGTAGATAAACATGTTGTTAAGATGATACTCGAAACCGCTCAACTTCTCTGTTCTGTCCATCATATTTCAGGTTCTAATTTTATCCCTCCTTATAAGTTGACTCATAAGAACCATCCTTGTGCTGTCTGGTCTAGGACTTCGCTGGAGAACTACAACTGGCTCGTGGATCTCGGTAATGAATTATGTAAAGAATATACCTATCGCTATGGCAAAATTCATAAGTGTCAAAGTATTATTGAAGAAATGGCTTGTAACCCTCCTCCTATTCCAGAAATTGGCTTCACAACTCCCTCTATGGCTATGCCAGACGAGTATAGAAGTAGCAATGTTGTAGAGTCTTATCGTGCTTACTACTTCTTTGAGAAGTCTCATTTGTTCTCTTGGAAAAAGAGAGATACTCCTGACTGGGTTTTAGAAACCAATGATATGTTTGAAGAGCAAGAGCAAGAAATTAAAAATATAATATAGGTATAAATGAATACAAACAAAAATGTATTGATGAAACAAATCTGTTGAGAAAAATAAGTTCAAAATCTTTTAATACTAATGGTATTAAAACATTTCGAACTTATACAAGATACTTGTAAGGTCCATCTCCCCTGACCTCTACATCAGCCTTATCTGGTTCCACAATGATGTCACCACGAGATCCGTGTACTAGCCAGAAGAACTTTCCTGAAGAACCATATACAACAAACTTGTTATCAGTTACGTGAGAAGAACCGAGAGGTCTTGGTGGTCCAATTGGGGTAAGTTGAACGGTGAAGTGTGACGCAAGAGCATAAACATAGTGTGGGAGATTAATCTCAACACTCTCTTCACCTTCTTCAATACTTCCTTCTCCTCTGTAGTATACACCTTCTTCTGGTCCTTCCAGACAGACGTGAACAAGATGCTTTTCCTTAATAAGAGGATGGTCAATGACGAAGGTTTTAGCATCATCATAAAAAACTTCTTTTGAAACATTATTCCATTTTAACGCACCAAAATCCTTGTCATTTAAAAATCTAATAGGATCAATATATGTTCTAGATACTCCGTCAGAATTCAATGCATTACCAGATGCGTTGATAATAATAGAATTAGAATGTTGGTTATCTTGTCCAGCTAATGCCCCAATAGCAACAGCGCTATCTCCTTGAGTATTTTGTCCAGCTAAACGTCCAATAGCAACAGCGCTACCTCCTTGGTCTGTTTGTGCAGCTAATGCCCCAATAGCAACAGAATCTATTCCTTGAGTATTTTGTCCAGCAGAATTTCCAATAGCAACAGAATTATCTCCTTGATTATCTGCTCCAGCACTAATCCCAATAGCAACAGAATCATCACCTTGATTATTTACTCCAGCTAAACGTCCAATAGCAACAGACTCTATTCCTTGAGTATTTTGTCCAGCAGCATTTCCAATAGCAACAGAATTATTACCTTGAGTATTTGCTCCAGCAGCATTTCCAATAGCAACAGCATTAGCTCCTTGGTTTGTTTGTCCAGCATTAGTCCCAATAGCAACAGAATTATCACCTTGAGTATTTGCTCCAGCAGTATTTCCAATAGCAACAGCACTACCACCTTGGTTAGTTTGCCCAGCTGTAAATCCAATAGCAACAGCGCTATCTCCTTGAGTATTTTCTCCAGCAGTATTTCCAATAGCAACAGCGCTATCTCTTTGAGTATTTCGTCCAGCAAAACGTCCAATAGCAACAGAATATTCTCCTTGAGTATTTGCTCCAGATAAACGTCCAATAGCAACAGACTCAAAACCTTGGTTAGTTTGCCCAGCAGATACACCAATAGCAACAGAATTAGCTCCTTG